CATGTGCAGGCATTCCGTAAGGCAGAAGCAGCCGCAGCGGAATTCAACAAGAGGCTCACTGGAACAGGTAATGCTCTCCGCAGTATCGGTCAGGGACTCTCCACTGTCGGCGCAACCCTCTCAGCGGCAGTGACGGCTCCACTACTTGCGTTCGGAGCGGCGACTGTTAACGCAGCGGTTCAGCTCGACTCGCTCAAGCGCGGACTGACTGCGATTGTTGGTTCATCGCTTGAGGCCAACCGTCAACTGGAACGACTAACGCAGATCGCAAAACTTCCCGGTATTGGATTTCAGGAGGCGATACAGGGATCGATTCGTTTGCAGGCTGTGGGGTTCAGCGCGAAAGAGGCCGAATCGGCTCTGCGTGAGTTCAGTAACGCTGTCGCACTTACCGGAGGAGGACGAGACGAACTGGCACGAGTCACGGTCCAGCTCGGCCAACTCGCCGCCAAGGGCAAAGTGCTAAGTCAGGATCTACGCCCGATTATCGAAGCCGCACCTGCTGTCGGTCGAGCATTACTCCAAGCCTTCGGCACGGTCAATGCCGACGACATTCAGGAGCTGGGATTATCCTCCAAGGAGTTTCTCTCGATTCTCGTGGATCAGCTTGGAGAGTTACCGCGCGCCGCAGCCGGAGCAAAGAACTCATTCGAGAACTTCCGTGACGAGCTATTCCGTGCTGCTGCTGCGGTAGGAGATGCGCTGCTGCCAGCTTTGACGAGACTGGTGGAAGTGGTTGGACCAGTGATCACTGGACTCGCGAATGCCTTCAGCGGATTACCTACAATCGTACAAGTGATCGTGGTGGGATTTGTCGGATTACTAGCCGCACTTGGCCCAACACTGTTCATCGTGGGCCAGCTCACTACCGGAGTCGGACGCTTGCTGGTGGGATTTGCGCAACTTAATGCGCTGGGAATCTTGCCCACCATTCGCAACCTGCGAGCAATGGCCGCAGGATCGCTTTCAGCCGCGCAGGCTCAGCGCACTCTCGCCGCTACTACTGCCGCAGTTGCAGGAGGGTTGGGAATCGTAGTCGGAGTCCTTGCTCTCGTTGCCACAGCCTACGCTGTCTATAGCTCGTTTCAGAAAGATTCTAATCAACTTGCTCATGAACATATAGACGCGATCACCGATGAAATCAATGGACTAAAGCAGCAAGCAGACTTTCTCGGCAAGCTGAAGACTGGGGTAGAACATACAGCGGACGAACAGGAGAGACTGCTGGAGATCTACAACCAACTTAACACGCAGGCACAGGTACGAGTTACGGCCATTAAGGATGAATCGGAACGGCTCAACACTTTGCGGGCCGAGTTACAAGGGTTAATCCAGCTTCGTGAGCAGGAGCGTATCCAGCAGGCGGCGAATCTTGCTGGAAATATTGCTAATACACTCCAGCAAGTTGCCGCAAATGAGAAAGAAATCAATTCAATCACGCAGCGGATTCAAGCCAATCAGCGACTGATTAGAATTATTAAATTTAACGATGAGGTTTCCGCTGAGAGTTCACGTCAGCTAGCTAAGCAGGGTATTGCCTTTAACGATGTTGACAGTGCAGTAGGGGCACTTCAAGCCGAATCGGAGCAGTTGGTTCAAACTCAAAAGGAACTTCGAGAATCAACGACGAAGCTCAACGGAGACGCGCGCGAACAGGCTCAAGTGCTCCGTGCGCTGGAAAAGCAGACCGGACAAAGTGCTGAGCAGTTACTGGAAGCTGCCAAGAACATGGGTGTGTTTCGCGGCGATATTCAGCAAACGCTGATCCAGCTGCGTCAGTACACCGAGGATACTGAGGCAGCTACCCGTGCTACGGATGCGTTCTCGCGCGCGCTGAAGCAGCAGAGTTCGGATCTGCTCAAGGCCGGAGATCAGGCCGATGAAGTGGCCAAAAAACGCAAGGCTCTCATTAGTGCGGCTACCTCACTCGCAAGGGAATCGTCGGATACGTTTGAGGGAGCACTGAAATCCCTGCGCGCGTTTATTGCCGCTCAGCCTGAACTGCGAGCTGCGGTGGAACGAGAACGACAGCTGGAAGGGAAATCCATAGAAGGATTTCTGGAAGACGCCTTATCAAGTGCGTTCAAGCGTCGTAGGGACAAGTCTGGAACTTCTCTCCGCAACGCTCAGGAACAACTGGCTAAGTCTCTTGCTGAAGTTGCGCTTGCTTCCACTGAGCAACAGGTAGCACTGGAGAAGAATAAGAACGAGCGGCTCCTGCAAATCAATGAGACTGCGCAGCGACTGCAAATCATCTCCTATCGTGAGTTCCTTGAGACGAAAGCTGCACTCTCTGCTGCGAGTATTGACAGGGAGATCTCGCAACAGGAAGATGTCGTACGCGCGGCTAAGACTGCACAGCTACGCCTCATCGCAGCAGCGGGTAAGCCGGAAATCTCCGCCGCTGAACGCACCAAGCGTCAAGCTCAGGCTGCGGACGCAAATGAAGCTGCGATCAAAGCTGAGACTAAGCTCGCCGAGCTGCAATCGAAGCGTGAGGCGATCACCGAGACACTGCAACAGTCGCTGAAGGAATTCCAGTTCCAGCAGTTGAAAGATGTGCGTCAACTTGAGATCGAGTACGCGCAACTCACAGGACGAATCGAGGACTCGCTCAATGCCGCGACGGATGAGAAGTTTAGGGAGTCGTTGCAGGATCTCGCGCTCGCTCAGGATCGCCTCAACAAGCAGATTATCGCAGCGACAAAGGCTAAGGATGCGGATCGAGTCGCTGAACTCGAACTCGCCCGCGCGCAGAACCAGCGCCAGATCGAGGCAATCCAGAACATCGTCACGCAGGAGCGTGCGACGAATCGCCTCGCAGCGGCACAGGAGTTAGTCCGACGTGCGCAAGATAAGCAAAGTGAACTGGAAAAGGATCTCGCGTTCCAAGTTGAGTTTCGCGGACTGAGCGAGGAGAGGGCGATTACGCAACGACTCGCAGGCGAGCAGAAGTTGGCAGCCTCACTCCGTCTCAGTCGTGATCTGGTCCAGTCAATGATTGACGCGCTCAACCTGCGTGGAGTGAAGCCTCCAGAGGCGTTGCTGGAGTTTGTGCGTGAGTTGAGCACTTCGATTCAAGGACTCGGTGAACTCCCCTTCAGCGAGCAATTCCGACTCGCGCAGAAGGAATTCGACCGCATTAACGAGGAGCGAGTTGCGAAGATTCAGGACGTTGAGCGCGCAGTGCGGAATCGTGACATTGCTGAAGTCGAAGGCGCGATCATCATCCGCCGCATCAATAATCAGTACACGGCGGATCTCGAAGCACAGTTAACCGTACTGAAGCAAATCGCAGCCGCGTCGAATGACCGTAACCTGCAACGACAGGCTCTCGACGCAGGGGAAGTCGTCAAAGACACGAAGGACCAAGTCGCAAGTCTCAGCAAGCAGATCGACTCAGCGGGGAAAGACGCATTCCGCTCAGGGCTGACGCAGTTCTTCATCGATCTCCGCGATAACAGCCAGTCCGCACTGGAAGACTTCAAGAAGTTCCTCGATGGGATCGTGCAGAGCATTGAGAACGTGATCGCCGAGAATCTCAGCAAGAAGTTGTTTGAGTCGTTGTTTGGAGGAGCTGAGGATCAGGCTGGGGGATTGATTGCGCGAGTGAAGAGGTTTTTTGGTGGGGGTGGTGGGACTGAGGCTGCCGTACATGCAGGTGAAGCTACGGCTCACGTTGCAGACGTGACCACTGCGGCCCACACAGCAGACGCAGCTGCGGCGAGTGCGGCGTTGCAAACTGGAGCGGCAGCGGCCTCGGCTACGCTGGAAGCTGGAATCACTGCATCGAGCGCAACTTTCACGACTTCAGTTGTCACTGCGGCAACGTCCTTCGCCTCACTTATCCTCTCCGCAGGCGCAGCCTTCGCAGCTTCAGTTGCGGCAGGTGGAGCAGCTCAGGCAGCGGGCGGAATTGGTTCATCGTTCGCAGGTGCGGCAGCTACAGGAATGTTCCCGGCAGTTCCGGGTGGGGTGGTGAGGATTGTCGAGGGGGGATTTCCAGAAGCAGTGTTGACGACCGATCCGAAGCATGCGGTAAGACAAGTTGCGATCCTGAAGGCGTTCCTCAGAGAGACGCGCGGGCTGGGAGGACGAATTCGCGGACTGGCTCAGGGAGGATTCGCGTTGCCTGACCTCACTCCAAGCGTAGTTGGAATGCCGAGCTTGAACGCCAACCTCGGGAATGTCGAAGTTGGATCGCAGGCGTTGAATTTGCGCATTCTCAACTTGCTGGACAAGAGACAACTCGTGGGAGGACATCTCCGCTCAGCTGAAGGCGCACGTGACATCATGAACATCATCTCGGAGAACTCGGATGAGATTGGAAGGAGGATGGGAATTCGATGAGCGGTGGATTGACGAGTTTAGGCGCGGCCCAAGTGCTCAACTTCTACCTGCGTGGAATTGCGCCGACGTTGCCATCGACGTTCTATCTCCGTCTGCTCACTACTCCTTCGACGAAGGTATCCAGTGGGAGTGAGAGCGTCTACGGAGGCTACGCCAGACTTACACTGGTGAGAGGAACGTCACTGTTCACTGACCCACTGCTCACGTCACGTTCAGTCAATGTCGCTGAACTCTCATTCCCTGCGCCGTCGAGCGGAGATGACGACATCGTCGCGTTCGACATCGTGGACACTGCGTCAGGAGCATTCACTGAGACATACTTGTTCGGGAACGTACAGCCGCATAGATCGATCATCGTCGGCACGAGGCCGATTCGATTCCCGGCAGGAGCACTCGTCGTAACTGCATGAGTGATCAATTCTACATCTATCGCTTTGAGGACGCACTGCGCTCAACTTGCTACTCGGGCGTGGCGCATGCGATCTCATTCAACGACGAAGTCTACGCGCCAGTGTCAGTCTCTCACTCAGCCCCGACCTTCAGCAGCGATCCTTCGCAAGCTCGCATCACCGTGAGAGTCCGAGACGATCTCTCAGTTGCGATGAACTACATCTCTCATCCTCCTCCCTACGCAACTTACCTGACGATCTACGAAGTCCTCGTAACTGAGATCGACGGCAACTCACTTATCGCAACCGAAGTCGATCCCCATTGGCGCGGACAGATTGTGCGCATCGCATGGAAGGACTCGTTTCGTGCGGTGGAGATCACTTGCCGCACGAGACAAGACATCCACTTCAGTCGAGAGACAAACGAGGAGTCGCTCAATCCACTGTGCAGATTCCACCTTGGCGACGGAAGATGTCCAGTGAACATTGAGGACTTCAAAGAGAGTGCGATAGTTGAGGCGATCTCAGCGGACATCAGTGAGCCAACGATCACTGTGAGTGGGCTGAGCCAACTTGACGACTACTATCGCGCGGGAATGATCAGATTGGCAGACAGAGACATGCGCACAGTGGATCTTGCGCTGACGAGTGGAGGGAACAAAGTCCTCACTCTCAGTCGAGCGTTTCCTTCGACTTCGGTGCAAGTTGGAGACAGTGTTGACATCTTCGCCGGAGACGATCTCACACAGGAGACTTGTTCGGTGAAGTTCGCCGCTGCGACTGACTCAGGTGCCGCATGGGGCGGGTGGAAGTTGACGCCGAATCGAGACTACGCGAGGTACGGGATCAGATGAGTGCGGCGATTGCTCTATTTGCAGCGCAGATGTACCTCGGAGTAATCCTCCAGCCGCGTCCGAAGAAGTTCTCATTCGAAGATCTCAAAGAAGCCAACAAGGGTGATGAGACTCGGCCCATCCCCTACATCCGAGGTCGATGGAAGACGAAACCTCAACGCATCTGGCTCGGCGACTTCTCCGCACGCGCAGTTGAACGCGATTCCAAGTGGACCGACTACCTCTGGGCGGGTGCAACAGCAGCACTCTTCGACTTCATCACTGTCAGTTATCGCTACTACGTCGGGCAGGGATTTGCGCTGACTTGGGGACCGATTAATCGCGTGAGTCAGGTCTACGTGGAAGATCTCCCCTGCGCAGTGAGTCCAGTGGTGGACAATGCGGGAGGGTCGATTCTCCTCGATGATCCGCAGCTATTCGGCGGAGATCAACCCCCCGGCGAAGGTGGAATCTACGCGATCTGCGACGTGATCGCAGGCACCTACACTCAGGGCCGCAACACTTACCTGCAATCTCTCGAAGGAAACGTCCCGGCGCTGCATGGAGTCGCCGCACTCATCATTCGCGGACGTTCGGGCGCAACTGAGTCGGGGTATTTCTCGGCGGGAGTGCTCAATCTACGCGAGTGGCAAGTGGAGGTGATGGCGTGGCCGGATGTGCTCAACACCGGGAATGCGCAGTTGCCAGATCAGTCCTTTAATCGCGTGCATGCGATGTATGAGTGGGCTACGAATGCGGATTTCGGTGCCCAGTATCCAGCGAGTGAGATTCATCTTCCTTCATGGAGAGCGGCTGCGCAAACAGTCTACGACGAAGGGAATGGATTCAGCGGCGAGATCAATACAGGCGGGAATGTCGGTGAAGTGTTTGATCAACTCCGAGCGAGTGTAGATGCTGAGACGTATGAGCATCCGAGAGACGGATTGAAGATCAAACTCATTCGCAAAGACTACTCGCTGCCATCACTCATCACCCTCGACGAATCCAACACTGACTCGATTGACGAATACACGCCGGGGGACAATGTTGACACCTTCAATCGCTTTACATTGGACTACACTGACCCTGCAAACAACTATCAGCCTCGGCCTGCGGTCTACGAAGATCCAGCTAATCGCACATTGCAACAGAGATCTGCGCTCAAGGTGCTCTCCTATCCGGGGGTCAGCTCAGCAACTCTCGCACAGAAGCTGGTAACTCGCGATGGTCGTGCGTTGTCGCAGCCCTTCCCTCCACTTATTGCAAGTGCAGGAGAAGTTGCGCGCTCTCTCTGGCCGGGAGATGTGTTCAGGTTTACGTGGAGTGATCCTTTCGTGCAGAAGGTGTTTCGAGTACATGCGAGAACTCCGGGAGTGAGTTACGAGGGAGAGTCGAACTTCAGGATCGAGTCAACTGAGGATCAATACTCAGTCGGACTCTCAGTGTTTGGAACGCCAAGTGGATCAGGTTCAACGAATCCTGCTGATGTCTGGGCCACTGCACCTCCGAGTGCGGCGTGGGATGAAGTGCTCCTCGCTCCTGACGGACTGGAATACACCCTCCAAATCGGCATCAGCGGGAATCTTGAATCCTTCATCCGTGGCGCGATCATCTTCGGCACTTACGCAGGTGGTCAGTACGCTCGTCTCTATGTCACTGAGCCGGGAGGGGTGCAGACGTTGTCGCCGATACGGCTCTCGCCTGACTCGGACGGGAAAGCCCGATTCGTCTGGCCCGCCGGGACGAGTGGGACTTATCAATTCTGCGTGCAGACTTACTCTCTTACTGGGGTGACGAATGGAGTGAAAGTTTGTGCATCGATTGGCGCGGCGAGCTATTCACCGAGTCCGTCTGCGTCGATCTCTCCGAGCGCGAGTGAGAGTTCAAGTGCAAGCCCGAGTGTTAGCCCGAGTTCCTCGACTTCGCCTTCATTGAGTCCTTCAGCTTCAGCGAGTGCATCGATCTCGCCTAGTTCATCACTCAGCCCGAGTTCCAGTGTGAGCCTGAGCCAGTCACCTTCGTCATCAGCGTCGTCATCGATCTCGCCCTCTGCTAGCACGAGTCCAAGCTCGTCAGCCAGTCCCAGTGTTCCACCGGACGACTTCGATTTCACGAACATTCTCTGGAGAATCCGGGCCGCTGACATTGGGGGATTGAGTGACGGAGATCCGGTTACGACATGGTTAGACATTTCAGGAAACTCACGCGACTGGTCGTCGTCGGGCCATACAAATAAGCCCAAGTACAAAGTCAGCCAGATCAACGGCCATCCCGCAGTTCGATTTGATGACAATGGACTACAGAACTATTTTGACGGACCAAATCTCAGTGGAGCAGGGCTGTCGGAAGTCGATCTATACATCGTCGTCAAGGTTGATGCAGATCCAGCGTCCGACGCTACGGTAATGGGTCTGTGGAATTTCAATAGCGCGAACTATAACGACGCGCTCACGCAGTACCCGGACACGAGCGGTGTTATCAAGATGACGGCGTTTCTGCCGTCTACTGAAGTCTCTCTTGACAATAACCCAACTCCCGCGTTGACTTCGTGGAGACTGTTGCGAGTGACAGCTAAGACAGGGACCAGCAACTACAAGATGGATCTGGATGGATCAAACATCGCCACCGGAACTCGGACTACGCTGACATTCCCGGCAGTAACTCATCTCGGACGGAGCGTGAGCAATCTAGGATCGACATGGATGCGCGGATACATTGCTGAATTCTTCGCCTTCAGTAGCAAGTGCGACGCGACCCAACTTGCTACAATTCACAGCTATCTCAACTCCTTCTATGGCTTCTCATTACCATGAGCTACGAATCCACAGTT